AGAGAGAGGGGCTATCCAACCACCGCAGGTCAAAGGGTCCGAGCCTTAACAAGAGCAACGCATATTTGTATCTTGAAGGGCCTAGAAGAATATTGCTATCGGATAATGACCTCCCTCTCCTTGCTCGAAAGAAGAAATAATAAAGTCAAAACCTTAACCTATGACCAACACAAACAAAGACTGGAGAGAGGATTTTAGAGATTTTTATTATGAACTTAATTTATATGCTGGAAGAAAGTTAGGGATAGAAGGCTACATTGAGTTCATTGAAAAAGTAGAGCAAGAGGCTTATGACGAAGGATACGAAAATGGTTTTGGAGATGGGTTTCAGCATCAAGAGATAACTAAAATTAAGGAAGGGAAATGATATATTGTGACATACCAGTAATTTACGAACAAAACGCTTGCGGTGAAGAAAGATACTTGGGGTGCTTTGACCCGAACATCAATCTCATCTCTATCAAAGAAACCTTGCCGGACTATATGCAGGAGATGGTTCACGCCCACGAGTGCGGCCATTATTACGCCCAAGAGGTAAATGATAAGACCTTGGAGGAAATTGAAGGGTTAGGAGCTGTCCACGAAAATAGGGAAAAACTGGCTAACAGCTTTTTTGCAAGACAACGGTTTCCGCAGATTGTTACAGAGAAGGAGGAGAAGTTTTGGAACAACAACAATCTTTATAGGCAATATTTAATCAAACTAATTAAACAACTTATGCCTTGACACTTACTTTTAATATAATTATAATTAAGTAAATAGTAATCTCAATAATAAGTAAAAAAACCAAACAAATGAGCAAAACAATCAAACTATCAATTAAGGAGAGATTAGGAACTGTTAATTTATTAAATGAAATATACGGAAAAGGAGGAATGGATCTTGAAATGCTGTTAGATTCTCAAAATATTTTGGAGAAGATTAATGTTGAAATAGAACTTGATAAAAACCCCAGCAAAGTGGAAGGAAACTCCGAAACATATTTTGCTACCGGCGGGAAAGAAGCCAAGGCAGTAAATTTAAGAACGGTAATGATAAAAGCTGAAGATAAAATTTATCTTCAAAATAAATGGGATGAAAAATTGGAGAAGGGAAAAGAAATTGAATTTACCAGCAATGAGGTTAAACTCTTAAAAGATATAATAAAAGGCAAGAGCGACAAAAAGGAACTAAAGTTAGAAGATGCATATTTAGCAGAGTTAAATCGCAAGCTCAATTCGGAGGGTGCGGAGAGGAAAGATAGCTAAGTTTAGCTAAACAATAATTAAGTAAGTTTGTCAAAGGAATGGGAAAGAAGCAAGGGAACGGATTAACATTAGACCAAGAAACATTTTGTCAGCTATATGCGACAGATACAGAGTTCTTTGGGAATGGGGTTGAATCTTATGTAGAGGCTTATGATTGTGATAAGTCAAAACCTAATTGGTATAAGACAGCTTGTTCTTGTTCTTCTCGCTTGCTAAGCAATGCAAAGGTTTGTGAGAGAATCAACGAATTATTGACCGATAAAGGACTAAATGACCAATTTGTTGATAAGCAATTACTCTTTGTCATAACCCAGCACGCAGACTTCGGTTCAAAGGTTAATGCGATCAAGGAATACAATAAATTAAAACAAAGGATTATAGACAAACTTGATATGACTTCGGGAGGAAAGAAACTTGAAGGAGTAAAGTTAAATGTTGACCTATCAAAATTAAACTATGAGGAATTACGAGGACTTGCTGCGAAAGCGAATACTGCTCAACGAGGAGTGCAAAACAAATCTGGACTTAAGGGCAACCGCTCTTGAGCAGTGCAAGAAAGACATAGTATTCTGGTTTGATAACTTTGCGTGGACATACGACCCAAGAATAGTTCCAAGCAGTTTGCCGTTCATTTTATACCCGAAACAAATACAATTAATCTCTTGGCTTGATAGTTTGCTTGTAAGGAGTAGGAAAGGAGAGAAAATAAATGCTTTAGCTGACAAGCCAAGAGATGTTGGAGCAACTTTTACGATAATGGGCTGGTGTTTGTGGCATTACTTGTTTGATGACTTTGTAGCAAGAGTAGGAAGTCGTAAGGAGGATTATGTAGACAAGAGGGGAGAAACCGATACGCTATTTTATAAGCTTGATTATATTATTGATCGTTTGCCGGATTGGATGAAGCCGGAAGGATACCAAAACTTCCGTAGCTATATGATGTTCGGCCATCCAACTTTAGAAAACGCAGTATCAGGAGAGAGTGCTAATCCAGACTTCGGAAGAGGAGGTAGAAAGAGTATTACTATTTTTGATGAATTGGGGTTCTGGCAATGGGCTAAGGCAAGCTGGGAAAGTTCGGGAGAAAGTACAAATATAAGGTTGGGATTATCTACCCCTCCAGAGACGGGAAGGGACAGCCAATTTTATAAGTTATTGGCTGGAATGTTAGGAAGAGTAGAAAAGTTTGAGTTTGACTGGACTGATGTTCCAGGCAGAGACCAGAAATGGTTGGAACAAGCCAAGGCTACCAAGTCAGAGGCAGAATTTCAAAGAGAAGTATTAAAGTCTTATGATGGCACGATTGAAGGAAAGGTTTATGCTTTAGACTTCCGTTTTGCTAAACTTAACGAGGCAGAATATAATCCAGAACTTCCGTTATTCGTTAGTTGGGACTTCGGACTTGATGAGGTGGCAATGATATGGGTGCAAAAGGATTTTGCTACTAATCAAGTTTCAATAGTGGATAGTTACCACAATTCAGATAAGGCCATAGACTTCTTTATTCCGTTCATTAACGGGGATATAAAATCAGGAGTGCATAAATATACGGATTACGACCTTAAACTTATAGAGCGGCACAAGGTTTGGAAGCAAGCGACCCATTACGGAGATCCCGATGTGAAGAAGCGTAATCTTACCGACAAATCAAGCGTGAAAGATATTTTAGAAAAGGAAGGAATTTATGTCCAAACTCATTATAGGACAGAAACAGACCATTACACTATAAGGGAAAAGACCAAGATGTTATTTAGGAGGCTGGCCATAAACGAAAAGCGTTGTGAATACTTTATTGACGCTATACGCAACGCAAGATATCCCGAACGGTCAGAGGCTAATGAGTCAACTACCCCGATTAACAAGCCTATCCACGATTGGACAAGCCATTTCAGAACATCATTAGAGTATTATGTAGATAACGAACCAAGCAGAGAGGAGCGTGGTGCCATACTAACCAAAGACTACATAAGTAATAATCCAAAAGCTCCGTTCGTAAAGGACGGATTTATGACAGAGGTTGAAGAGAAGCCTCCGGTTGATTGGAGATATTTATAACTATGATTAAGTTTAAAGTAAAAATAAACGGACAGCAATTATTTCTTAAAAGAATTTCAATACCAAAAGGGTTTAAAGAAACTGAAAATTTGGTTAATGAAGATGCTTCAATTTATTGGGTATGGTATTTATATCCTTTTGTAAAGATTGGATTGTTCATTAGAAAAAAATGGTTTAAATTAGGTTATTGGTTTTACGAAAGAGGGTTTTTAAAAAAGTATAAACAAGGAGAATATAAAAGTTGGTTTTGGTTAAAATATTTATGAAAAAGATAATTAAACTATTCGGCATTAAAATAGCAGAGGTTGAAACCTTAACAGAAGCAGAGGTAATAAACCACGATAAGCCTAAGAACCCCCAAGGGGCAATCCTTGATGTTATGCCGGAAGAGTTAGAACGGCAGAAAGTTAAAGAGATAATTGCTAAATACAAAGATTTATAATGGAAATTATAGTAAGAGATGATTGTCCAAAAGATAAAATTTTCTTTATTAAAGAAGATAATTTCTATTTTAAAGATGATGATAAGAAAGAAATCAGTAAGATAGAAGATTTGTTATCAAAGGCTTTTAGCACATTTGTTGAAGGCGAAGATAACTCTTGGAAGTGTGAGCATAATTTAAAAGTTTTGATTGATACAATTAAAGGTTTAATTTTTACTAAAGATTTATGATTATCAAGCGTTTCAAAGAAAACTCGCATATCCCTATTTCCGAGATTAAACGCCAACAGGCAAAGCATAAGATAGACCTTATCCAGCCGAGAAATGGAGATGGAGAGATAAATCCAGAGTTTGTCCAACATTACGGGACCAAGAACCTTAATGTTACCAAACACGATGTCCAAAGTATGGCACACAAATCATTGAAATTTTCCAAAATATTAGATGAACAAAGACGCAAAACCGGCAGATAAAATAAACTTGACAATCATTTCAGTAAGTTTATATAATAACTTAAGGTGCTATAATTGCGGTAAGCTATTGGGCAGATACGCAGGCGGAATAACAGATTTAGAGATTAAATGCCCGAAGTGTAAAGTTTTAAACAAATTTAAAGTAGCTTAGAAAGCCATAGAACTAGCGAGTTCGCAGAGCTTCACCAAAAGGTGGAGCTTTTTGTCTAAATGGCCAATTTACTAAAAACAATATCAAACTTTTTTAACAAGGACGACCAGATCGTAACAGAAGGTGCAGAAGAGCAGCGCAATCTTTTAACCGTTACAATGGAGAACGCCGACCTTGTAAGAGAGATAGACTCCGACATAGAAGGCTCAAAAGGACTGTATGCTGAAATGAAAGCTATACAGGACGAAAACGAGAAGTATTATCTTGGAAACCAACTGGATTCCAAGCTTTTTGATTATGAACTGCCCACAGACCAGAACATACTTTATCGCAACCTTGAAACCATACTGTCTATCATTACAAGCAAGCGCAAAGAGCCGATAGTGCTTCCAGCCCAAGACACAGACGAAAGCAAAGAGCTAAGGGACAAAAACCAGCAATACCTTAGCTGGAAGTGGAGCGATGAGGATATGTCCATCAAGTACGAGGATTGGGCAAGACAAGCGTATCTTTACCGGATAGGCGTGTTTAAGGTTCGCTGGGACACCGAGAAAGACGATTATGTCATTGAACTGAAACGACCACAAAGGATTTTAATAGACAAAGACGCTACCGATGAGTATGACTCAAAGTTTATAGTAGAGTTCAGGCAGAACAGCTTATCAGAGCTGATTGATATGTTTCCCAAAAAGAAAGCAGACTTGCTTCAAGAGTTCGGCAATAGACTGGGGACGCTTATAAACTACATAGAATATTGGACTAACGATTTTGTAGTGTTTAAGGTAGGCAATCTAATCCTTGATAAGAAACGCAACCCCAACTGGAACTGGGACGAGAAGGACAGGAAAGGAGCATTGAACAAAGTCAGAGCCAATATTAAAGACAAGAAACTTAAGAATATCCTGCTCAATTACTTTAACGAGCCACGCAAGCCTTATATCATCCTTTCCCTTAAGAATTTAGGCAAGACAATATACGCAGACACTTCGGACTTTGAGCAAGCCAAGATAGGCCAAGATATTGTGAACAGACGCAAAAGACAGATAGACAAAGCCACTATCCACGCTTTAGGCAGAGATGTTATATCCGGCTCATATATCAGCAAAGACGAAGCCAAGAAGATGATTTCCAACCCCAACTCTCCGATATGGTTAGAGAAGGGTAATGCCAATGACGCTGTAACGCATATCTCCCCCCAAGAAATATCGCCCGTTGTTTTAAATGACTTACAGGACACCAAGAACGAGATAGACAGCACAATGGGAGTTCACGGAACAACCAGAGGCGACAGGGGAGCGCAAGAAACCGCAACAGGCAGGACTATTTTAAGGGAAGGCGATCTCGGACGCATAGACCTAACAGTAAGGCGCATAGACAAGAAACTAGAGCTTTTATATGGCTGGATGATTCAAATGGCCAAAGTCTATTATGACGAAACCCATTTTACCAAGCTATTAGGAGCAGAAGGGTCGGCGGAATACTTAGAATACTCTTCTGACGATATTGAGGACGGAATGGAGATTATCGTAAAGAGTGAATTGACGGCTAATAAAGCCCAGACAAGGCAAGAAGCCCAAGAACGAATGGCGGCAGGATTGTTAGACCCATTGAGCTATATGGAGGCTTTTGAAGTATCTAATCCCAAGGAAGCGGCACGCAGAATGGTGATGTATAACTTAGACCCTAAACTATACCTTGCTCAATTCTTAATGGACGAGAACACCCCAGGGGCAGAAACCACAAGCATAGGAAAGGCACAGGAGGAGAACAAACGAATGATGGACGGTGAGGTGGTTCCGCCTTTCCAAGGTGCAGATAAGGCGCATATTGAGGAGCACGGAATGTTTATGAAGAAACCACTTTTTAAAAGATTAGAAGATTTAGCGATTAAGAGTAATTTTATGGACCACGTTCAGCAAGAACTTGACCAGCTTAAGCAATTAACTCAATCTGTCGGACCAAGCCAAACGCCTGTGCAACAGCAAACGCCTATGCAACAGCCAATGGCACAACCGCAGGTATAATTATGGCAATCAAACATCTTAGCGACTGGCCAAAAGAGCCAAAAGGTAATTATCAAAAAAATCCCGAAGGAGGTAATGCCAATGAGAATATGCGAGGAGTGTGGATTGAAATGGATAAACTAAAACAAAAAGAGAAAGAGAAAGAACAAAAAAAAATAAAAGACGCAGCTAAGAAGAAACTTAAAAGAGAAACAATAACTAAAAGATATTACGCATAAATATGGCAACAAAATTTACCCCGATACAATCAGCGGCCAAATCACTGCTTAAAAAGAAACAGCCGGTGGGAGGATTTAACCCTGTTAAGCCAGTGATAGAACAGCCGAAAATCCAACCAAAGAAACCGAAGTATAAACTTTATTAAAATAGTAAGTAAATAATTTCGTGGACAAAACCACGTTAAAATAATGTTAATTATTTATGGCAAACGAAACTGACGAAAAGGCCGTCCCGTCAACGGAAAACACAGAGCAACATATTCCTTACAGCAGATTTGCAGAAGTAATTGAAGAACGCAACGAGTTCAAAACCAATCTTGAGAAAATGCGTGAGGAGATTGAAACTCTTAAGACTTCTTTACCAAAAGAGCCGGAACCAGATCCTGCCGATTGGAAAGAAGTAAAGGAACGAGCTGTTAAAGAAGCTATTTCCAAAATGGAAGAGAAGTATGAAAAGGCTCGCATAGAGGAAGAGCAACAGGAAGAGGCCATTGAATCGGGGTTTGAAAAACTAACCGCTTTAGGCCAAACCATTACTCCCGAAGTGCGTAAAGCCGTCTTAACTGAAATGGTCAAGACAGGCGAGAATGTCTATGATACTTATCTTTCCGTAAAGGAAAAGCTTGATAAGACCGATAAGGTCAAACAGCTCAAAGAAGATAATATCCCTGCTGTAAAAGGCGGGACAGATAATAACACAGTCGGGCTGACCTATGCCCAGCTACACAAACTAAGTATAGACGAGATCATAGCGAGGTCCGAAGGTAAAAAATAATTATGGCAAGAACTATTGACGCAGAAACCCAATATCTGACACGGGATGTAGTCGCCGCTAAAGTGGTGGACGGCATCCTTGACGGATCAATAATCAACTCTTTGATATTCTCTAACGCCAAACCATTCAGACCGAATGGCCACAAGGTGAATATGAAATATCAAAAATCAACCGCACAAGGTTGGTACACTGGTATGGGAAACTTTGATGTTACCCAACAGAAAAACCTTGTCCAATTAACTTGGACACCGGCCAGCGTGTACGGTTCGGTTACTCTGCCTTACTTTGAACTTTCCGTTAACAAGGCAGAGCCTATTATCCAACAGGAAAGATATGCAATGGAAAGCGCAGGACAAGACTTGCTTGACAGTATTGCTGACGCTTTCTATGGAAGCGGTGCAGGCAATGCTTGCGATGGCTTGGATAATATCGTAGATGATGGCACAGTCGCTGCTTCTTACGGCGGACAGTTAAGAGCAACTTACGGTGCTTTGAACTCTGATGTTACCAGTTCTGTCGGGAGCATTACTCTTGATACAATCGGTTCTTCATTAGATGCCGCTACCGTTGGTTCTGAAAGTCCTGATATAGTCTTGACTACTCCGACACTTTGGAGAGCTATGGAAGATTTGTTATTCCCTTCTATCACTGCCACTTATGGAGCAGCCGGTAGCAAGAGAGGAACTATCAACAGACTCGGTGAAGTAGGTGCAGGACAGACTTTATCTGGATTGGCCGGATATACAGCAATGTGGTACAGAGGCGTTCCGATCGTGAAAGACGAGAAATGCACTTCGGGTGACATCTATTACCTGAACAGAAAGAAACTTTATTGGGCTGGTTTGCCTCACTTCAAGCACGGAATGGTTAACCTTGGCGGAAGCATAATTGAAGGAGTGAACAATGAAGTACCTCGCAATCACGGTATTGCTTGGACAGGAATGAAAGAACCTATCAACCAAGACGGAGAGACCGGACAATTTATTTTGTACGGACAGTTAATCGCAGAAAGTCCTCGCCACCTCGCAAAAGACGAAGGAGTGACTGCCTAGTAATTATTTAATGTTATTTACGGGTGCGGACTGAAATAATCCCGAAAGGGAGGGGCTAACTAAAGTGTTAGAGGACGCACTCTTAAATAATAAAACACAAAATGAGTTCACTTAGAAACATAAAAGAAAGAGTCCAAGTGGTTCGTCAAAATGGCGGAGTGCTTTGTACCGATCAAGTTCAGATCGTAACAAGAGCCGCAGTTCCGACAGATTCCAACCTTGCCAATGGCCGGTTAGTTTATGTTACCGGTACTGGCTTAAGAGCGTATGTTGAAAGCGGTTGGGTAACTCTGGGTGCTACTGGAGGAAGTTCTGCCACTTGGAATGGTTTGTATGACAGTGGTAAAACGATGACTGTTGATAATGGCACAATGACTTTTGCCGGTGCAACCGCACTGGGAACTGGCGATGTGTTAACTATCACAGCAGCTGCGGCAGTATCAGGGGATTGTATCCAAATCACTAATTCTGGTTCAGGGTCTGATATTAAAGGTACTTCCAGCACTTGGAGCGTATCTGCGGCTGGTGCGGCTATCTTTAACTCTTCGGTAACTACACCTGCGATTGTTAGTTACGGAGCTGGAGGTAATTCCAATTTGACAATTGACGCTAAGGGAAGCGGAACAATTACATTAGGAGCGACTTCCACTGGAGCTATCACTCTTACAAGAGCGACTTCTACAACTGCGGCT